CATTACCGTTTTCATAATCTCCACCTTGTATCATAAATCCTTTTATTACGCGGTGAAATATTGAATCATTGTATTTTTTATTTTTACATAATAGTCTAAAGTTTTCACTGGTTTTAGGAACAACATTATCGAATAATTCTATATGTATATCTCCCATTCCCTTAATTTTAAAATAACATAAACATGTGTTTTTAATAGGTGATTTTGGTATTTTTTTTATTGGCGTAGACTTACTACTTTTAAATTGTGATTGTTTTTTTTTATATTTTTTTTCAACAATATTTTTATATGTTTCTATTGATTTTTGTTCTAATATTTTATTAGATCTCCATTTTTCATAACATAAATATGATATTACAATAAAAATTATAATAATAATAAGATTTAGTGTGCTCATATATATTATTTAAGTATATACTACCAAATTAAATTTAAACGATATAATTATAAAAAATATGAAATAATGAATAGTATGTTAAGATATATATGTTTTACTTAATTAATAGTCAATTACGAACAAATGACCAATTAGATATCGAGACATATAATACGATAGTATCAAATACATCTAATATAAGTATGAAAAATCCTCTAATTTTTCGTCCGGATGCGCTATCAGTGCAGGTAGGTAATTTATTAAGTTCAACAACTGGTGAATCATTTATTAGTTCAATATATTTAAATTCATATCAATTAGATATATATTCTTCAACTTGTGAATTTAAATTTAATTTCGGTAATGTTTTATCGAATAATTCATACAATATATTAGGAATAACCGAGACAAATAATTATACAAATCGTTTTATAAGTAATAATGATATTAATAATAACACGCCAATATTTGAATCTAATATTATTAGTATAGACATTTTAAAAAATTCATATAAAGGAACATTTAATATATATCCTCCTAATTATACAATAGAAGGATTTTGTAAACAAGTTAAAAATACATTAATACTAAATACTAATCTAGATTGGAATGTAGATATAATAAATAGTAATATAAATGGTAATATAAATGATAGAATTTTAATTGATTGTTTAACAAGTAATTATAAATTTTTATTTTATTGGACTAGTAATGTAATGTATAATATATCAAATTCATTTGGTTTTTCTACAGATATTCAGTCAAATATATTTACATCAAATATAATTTCTGATTTTCGACCATTAAATAATTGTTTTATTACGAGTAAAGACGAATTATATTTTAATACAGAACAAACTATAAATAATTATAATGAAAAAAATTATAATATATCTACTGAAACATTAATTGGATCCATTTTTATTTCAAATTTACAAAATTTATTAAATAATAATACAAATGGAAGTGTATGGAATGTAACAATATCATCTACAACTAAAAAAATAACAATAAAATTAGTTTCTAATAATAACAATACATTTATATTTTTATTTTCGGATCCAAGAATGATTAGAATAGCACAATGTTTAGGTTTTAATCTTGTTAATACTCTACCTTCAACAATAATAACAAGTGAAATAGATTATGATGATAGAATTACATTTTTTGAAAGTGATAAATTATTATTAAATATAAATATGTATACAACCAACTATAATTATAATTTATATAGAATTCCATTATCAACTCCTTTATATAATCCAGTTGATTGTATTAGTCAAATTAATAGTAGATTAATAAAAGACACAAATGTACCATGGAATATTGTATCAAATAATAATTCAAATATTAGCAATGATAGTTATTTAAAAATATATATAGATGATTTTGATAGTAGTTTTATGTTTTTTTGGGGTAATGTATATAGTAATAACTTATCTAAATCGTTGGGTTTTAGCAATATTGATATGAACAGTTACACTAATAATATAGTTGGAAATAATATAATAGATTTTAATAGTAACTTAGATATTAATGATAAATTATATTATAATGTTCGGAGTAATGTTTATTATACCCTTACAGATTATACTATACCAAGTACAAACAATGGCTTACGATTAAATTCATATCTTCTATTTATAAATGATACTATACTAAATAAAACTGGACATCAATATACATTTACATTATTATCCGATATACAAAGAGTACAAATTCATATAAGTAGTCCGAATACTACGTTTAAAATTTTATTTGGTCAAGATCAAATGAAAAATATTGCGACAATGCTTGGATTTGAACCTATTAATACTCCTGAATATGTAAATCAAATAATAGGAAATAAAATTGTTGATTATAACACAATTCTTACCCCTTCTGATATTTTATATATTACTGAAAAAACTATAAATCCACCTGAAATAATTACACCCTATTCTATTCCATTAACACAACCTTTTTTTAATTCTAATAATTTTATTCATAATTTTTCAAATATTTTAGAAAAAGAAACAAACAGAAATTGGTCAGTAACTAATAATTTAAATTTTTTAACAATTAACATACTATCACCTAATTGTACTTTTAATTTTTTATGGGGAGATATAAATATGGGTAATATTTCGTACGTTTTAGGATTTAATTCTATAACGGGTAATACACAAATAAATACAACAACAGGCCAATTTACTATAAATAAAAATATAACTTTTACTCAAAACGATATTTTGAAATTTAACATTAGAGACACAACTAGTAATATAGAAGATCAAGGACGTAAACAATTTTCTATTTCAACACAAACTGCTACTTTTAATACTTTTCTATCCGTTTTAGCAAGCAGGTTACAATCTGTAACCGGAATGCTTTTTAGAATTCAAAATAATAATGTTGATAAAAAAATAACAATAATTACAGATAGTAGTAATACGTATTTTAAAATATTATGGAGTAATGTCTATATGTTTCAAATAACAAAAATGTTAGGTTTTAATACAGTTGATACACCAGATTGGGTTAAAAGTGTCACAAGCCCAAATCAATATGATGAATCTATAACTCTACTTACAAGTAATATTTTTTTTATCATACCGGCAGTTCAAACAAATATAAATTTACAGCAAATAGAAAGAGGATATCATATTAATATTCAACCTATGTTTTTTTATCCTGGATATTTTTTTCAATATATCAATAATTTAATAAATTCAGATTTATATATACCATTTTCTATAAGTTATAATGTTTTAACAAGTAAGATAACACTCAGTTCAACAAGTAAATTTAATATGAATTTTGGTAACTTATATAATTTACAGCAAATTATGGGTTTTAATTTTAATATAAGTCCATCATATGAATATGTTTTTACAAGTGACAATAAAATAAATATGACTTTATCCGTTTTAACGAATGATATTATAAAATTATCTTTTTTAGATGGTGAAATAAAAACCTATGATATTAATTTTTATGATTTTTATGCGAATGTTCATATTGGTTTTTTACAACTTTATATGTATGAAATGACACAATTATTATGGAGTTGTAACTATATTAGTTCTGATAAAAAAATGAGTATATCTTTACAAAGTAATAAATTTAGACTCATAACTACAGATCCAATCATGAAGAATTTATGCATTATTTATGGATTAGACCCTTATAATTTAAATCCATTTGACTATATACAAGTTAGTCTTAATAGATTATCATTTAGCACATATATTGATAATAAGCTTGTAGCATTACAAAATCCTTATAGCAATAACCTCATCGCAGATCCAATTAATATTGTTATCTATTCTTTACAAAATAATATGAATAACCCCGTTTTATATTCATTACCAATTGAACCGATTTTATATACACCATTATTATTGATAAACTATTTACAAACTTTACTAAATTCAAAAATTCCGGGTCTAAATTTTATAGTTTCTTATGATAACTATACAAAAAAAATGACAATTAGTAATAATTCAGCAACATATATACAATTTCGTTTTTTATTTGGGTCATCCACTTTTATTGATAGATATATGGGGTTCAATCGGTCAAATATTAATAGCTTTACTTATAGTATTACAAGTGAAAAAGAAATTAATTTATCTAGTCAATTTGGACAAATTATTATTAATCCAAATTCAATAATAAACTTTAATAAATTAAAATTATCTAGTATAAATTTACCCAAATTAGAAAATATAACATATTGTAATAATTTTTTAACTATTATTGAAAAAAACGGAACAGCCCAAACCGAATATAGCATAGCACTTAAAGATGGATATTACACAGATATAACTATTCCATTAACTACAGCACTTAATACAAATGGACTAACAGGTATATACAGTGTTATTTTATCCAATAACAAAATTACAATTAATGTAAATAGTCCTATAGAATTTAAAATTTTATGGAATAAAAATAAAATATTATCAAATATGTGTGGTTTTAATCCTATTGAACCCACTATTTTTTCAAATACAATAACTTCTGATTTTTTAGTAGATTTTGTATACCCAAAATATGTGTATATTGACATATTTGGGTTAAAATATAAAAGTGAAATATTAAATAATAATAAACATGTATTTATTATAAATTTAAATAGTAATGATTATAATCAATTTAACACAATTATAAATTGTCCAAATAATAATATGAATAGACTCATTTTTACACTTTATGATGAAAATTACAAAATAATTTCACCAGTTAGTAATTGGGAAGCACTATTTGATTTTATACAATAACTCAATTGTTTTGAATATTTAACAATGACTACATATATATATAAGATTATCATTATTTAATAATGAATTTGTAGTATGTCCATGGATATGAAATTTATTTGACTTTTCACATAATTGTAATATCTTTTCATCATCACCGTTTATTGCTAAATCTTCATGAATATAGGATATCATACTATCACATAAATAGCGTTCAAGTCTAGAAAAAGTGGGTGATTTACAATGATCACAACAACCATTATTTATTTTATCGATATTATCTGATTCTATATAATCATTCTTATTTATTATAACTTTCATCTCATATTTCCAAAAAGTTTCACACGATACACGTAAATCTAGTTTAACATTACTTTCAATATCTTTATTATTCATTAAAAATTAATTTATAATTAAGATATGTTGTCAATTATTTATATCATTACTTATTTTTTAGTAATAGATATAATATTAATTTTACATAATGGACATACATTTTGTTCCATTTTTAAGTAACATTCCGAACAACTAATCGAATGATTACATGGAAGAAAATTAATATTAACTTTATAATTTACACACATAATACATTGTTCATTATCGTCTCCTGATTCCGTTAAAATTAAATTATCTGGCAATTCTAATTTATTACTTGATAAATTAGATGGAGGAATTACTATCATACCAGGGTCCATTGTCAAACGTGTATAAAATCCTCTATAACCTAAACGAGCCCATTCATTATCACATATTCTATAATGTGAATGATTCATATCATTACGTTCAAAACTAATACTGTTATTACTATTACGAATTAATTTAAATACTATATTTGGTTGTAAATTATCTAATTCTATAATTGTATTACCAGGCATATAAATAGAACCAAGTGAACTATAATTCTTACGATTTTTATTATCATATATAAAATCAAAATATGACCAAGTTTGATAGTTTCTTGCGGAATACCAATTTACATCAGTTCTATCTGTTAAAAAAATCTTCACATCATTCCAATCGCATATTGGGTATTTATTTGTATCAATATGTAAATAAACACCATTATATGGGTCATTCATATCACGTGATATAGTTATACCATTTTCAGTATAAGGTATTTCACTATATCTGTTTTGCTCACGATATTTATTAAACATTTCCGAATAAATATCCCCAGCATTTTCCCAATTATTGTTCTTTCTAATTTTTATCATACTAAATATATATTTACATTAATATTACTTTATATTGAAATTTTGATACTTTACTATATAAAAATAATTATAATAAAAATACGCATTGATATTGAATACAATACCATTTGTCAGGTTAAAAATTTGATTATTCAAAAAATAGTTAATTTAATAAAAAATGTCATCCAGTAATCCTATTAGTTATATATTTGGTATTATTAAATATATTAAGAAAAATAAGGATACGTATAAAAATAGTGAAATCAAAGTTGTAGGTGAATCGGTAAGATCATTACTTCATTCGGAAGATATTCATGATATATCATTGATCATATCTCAATTTGGACTAATAAATGAATTGATTGAATTACTTGAAACTACTCAAATATTAACATATAAAGAATGTGTAGCGGCATACAATTATAATAATACTTATGAAATAATACATATTCATTTTCAACAAAAAAAATATACTATATATATAGTAACTAATATATATAATTTACCTAGTTATAATAATAATTTTCTATTAACATGTAATAATTTATCTATAGATATTGAAGGAAATATTTCAACAATTTTTAAACATTATGAAGTTAAAAATCATTGTAGTGTCAGTTGGACAAATTGTTGTGTTCAAGATGCTATATCTGGCAAGTTTCGTGTTATAGTTAGATCTAGGATGGATACAATTGAACAAATAAGTATGAATAATGATATTTGTCTTAATATGATAAATTTAGGTTATATCTTTGATTATGAAAATAGTAAAACTTTAACATCTTATCCATTTATAAAACTATATAATCATACTGATATAATACAATTTGAACCAAATCGAGAAGTTTCAGAATCTTGTTGTATTTGTAGAGAACAATATTGTCTTGAACCTAATAAGAAAACAATTTTGATACATTGTTCACATGATTTTCATATAGATTGTTTACAAAAATGGTTAAGAACAGATAGTAATAGTTCTTGTCCTGTTTGTAGAAATGAAATTAAATATATAGAAGATAAATAGTTGATATAAAACTACTTAAAGATAAGAATAATATAATATATTAGGAGATGGATGGCTCCTATTTGTTGCGGACTTAACTCAGTTGGTTAGAGTGTCGATCTTATACGTCGAAAGTCACAGGTTCGAGCCCTGTATTCCGCATGCCCTATTCTAAAATATTTTGGAATAAATAGTTTAGAATAATGCTAAAAATGAGAAACCTTCAAGAGGGGTTTGAAGACTTACTACAACAGGTTCAACTATATATGCTGATATATTTCCAACAGCCGGAATAACACAATTTGCGTCAACTTGGACTGAATTATTGGATGTCCCATTTATAGCGGATACGAGGAAGTTTTTGACACTAAGATTGCCACTAAAATTAAACGACCACTTATTTATACCACTATCTAAAAAATGTGTTGCCACATAACTATTTCCATATTGAATAAGAGGCACGCTTCCATCACAAGGACTAATTATACCGGATACGATTAAAATTCCAGGGTCACCTTGAGGGCCTTGTTCTCCTTGTATGCCTTGTTCTCCTTGAGGACCTATATTTCCTTGTATGCCTTGTTCCCCCTGAGGACCTATATTTCCTTGTATGCCTTGTTCCCCCTGAGGGCCTATATTTCCTTGTATGCCTTGTTCCCCCTGAGGGCCTATATTTCCTTGTATGCCTTGTGGTCCTTGAGGACCTATATTTCCTTGTATGCCTTGTGGTCCTTGAGGACCTATATTTCCTTGTATGCCTTGTGGTCCTTGAGGACCTATATTTCCTTGTATGCCTTGTGGGCCTTGAGGGCCT